GCACCAGACTGACAACCTGACAAAGCATCTAAATCAGCGTCATAGGCTTGAATATTTGTGCCGATCACTAAACCGAGCGAACTGCGTGCAGCTGAGGCACTTGTCCCACCTGTACCCCCATCAGAAACCGCTAAAGTTCCTGTGATCGAACTAGCAGCCAAATCAACAGCTAATTCAGTGGATTCAATGACCAAACCACCATTTGCTTTTAGGTCAACACTTAATTCATTTCCAGCTTTATTAAGCCCATTTCCAGCGGTCACGTTTCCACTTGAAGAAAATGTACTGAACGCTAAATTGTTCGTTGCCACTACCGCTGATCCCTTATTACTCGTACAAACAAACCCTATATCGGCATTAGTTGATCCTTGCTCAACAAAAGTAAATGCACCAGCCGCATCAGCACCAGCCGCTAAGTCATCAGCCCTTACTGGTGTGTCTCCTACAACATAAATTCCGTTTTGTGTAGCTGTACTTTGATCTTTAACAAGAACTCTATCTCCGTTTGCAAGGGTTACTCCATCAATAGAATCACCACTATTTAGAGCCGTTGCAATAGTAATGTTTGCTGTTGTAGCTACTTGACAGCTTTGTTTTACATCTAATCCCTCACTGACAGAATCTACATAGCCCTTAGTTGCAAAATGAGCATCAGCAGTGGGTGTAACTCCAGAAACAGTGCTTGTAGCAGATGCAAGTTGGTCAAGTCTGTTTGTTCTTACTTGTGTATCGAAATCAGACACCTTCGCTGAAGTTAGCGTTGGAATATCTGCGACAACAAGTGACCTAAATGTAGGTGCAGCGGCAGATCCAGTCGTAGGGCCAGATAAAATTGTATTTGCAGTTCTTGTATCTGTCTTGTTAAAAAATGCTCCAGATCCACCGATTGTAATTATTGAGCTTGCATTTGGTGGAGTAGATCCATCATCACCAAAGCCATAATATAATTTTAAATCGTTTTCATTAAAAGCTATTTCTGATGGAGATAAGCTAGATGGTGCGCCAGCACTTCCAGAGGCTGCTCTTTTTTTAATTCTTATAGTATTTGACATGACCTAAAAATTACCTCCATTGACAAGTGTAAGCTTTGTTGTTGTGTTATCTGCTTTAAATGTATCACTTGCAGCGTGATAATACAGCACCGCATTATCAACTTTGCCAGTAATATCAAAAGTAAGACCAGCTATATTCCCTGATGGGCCTTGTGGGCCAGCTGTAGTAATTTCAACTGTAGTGACATCAGAAACCTGACTTACTGTGACAGAGTTAGGACTGCTCATGTTGTGTAACCTTCACTTATGTATAGTGTACCCTCTAAATAATAAAATTTGTCGCCACTAGGTTCTGTTAATAAAACATCATATTTTAATTCGTTTGGTGTAAATGCCGCAGTTTGTGTGTCAGTAAGTTTTATGTCAATAACCCCACCAGTTCTGTTTGTATAAGTTACAGCAAAAGATCCATAAGAAGTTGATCTTGATTCGTCATAAACTTCAGCAGCAACAGTGTACCCAGTCAGGTTAATTGCATCACCGTTACCATCTTTAAAAGTAAGTGTCAAAGGAAAGTCAGCCCTGCGTTGAACAGTGAAATCTTTTTGGGCTGGGTTTATTGCCATTATGCAGTTACTTCATAAAGAGTAAGGGTGCTTATAGCGTGATAGGTGTCTGAATTATAATATCTATTAACATAAATAGTCGCTGCTGTCTGGTCACCAGCAACTTGCACCTTATAAGTTGTGGCACTGGTTGTAGCTGGAGAATCTAAAAAATTCATATTCGTATTCAGCATATATGGGTCATTTGTCCAACTCATCATAGTTGCTTGGTGAGTTGTTGATGATCCTGTAGGTTGAGCAATAGTTGTGCTTCCACGAACAAAATTAGTTTTTATGGTTGTACTTCCGCTTCCAGTTCCAATACTATAATATATACGAGCATCACAAAAAATTTTACTGCTACTTGAACTTGGAGTGATTGAAGCAGAAAGTCCTGTAATGTCTGTAAAAGTTGTTGAGTTATGGCTGAAAGTATCTGTTTTAACTGCTTGAACAACCTGTAAAATCCCACCATTAGCACCACTTGGCAAACCACCGACAGGAACGATTGAATTAACTTTAAGTTGACTCATTGAACAATCTCCATAACTACAAATGTTGAGGTTGTGAAATAATTTGTACTCCACTGATTCAAATAAATCGTGTCACCTTGAGTTGCCCAGAAAGGACTATATGTTCTTGCAGTAGTATTACTAGCCGTTTCAAAAGCGGTTACAGGGAAAGCTCCCATAAATCCAGAACCGTTACTGTAATAATTCATATTTCCATCTACGTTTGCTGAGTTGGTATCAGGTGGCATTATAAGAGTTGAAGTTCCTGAAAAATCAGTAGCCGTATTTTTATAAATTTTATAGTTAGCCGTAGAAGTAGTTATAACTGTTAAACTTAAATTAGCTTGGCAATAAATTATATTGTTTGCGTTTTTTGGTGTTAACGTAATCCGCAAATCGCTAGAAATTTCAACACCAGCAGTTGCATCGCTACTTGTTGATGCACCATCTGTTTTTTTAACTATTTTACATTGAACTATTTTACCAACATTACCAATATCAGCATTACCAGCGACATTAGTAAGAGTATCTACTTTTAATGTACTCATGGCTTAGGATTAGCGTCTTTAACTGCTTTGATGTGAGTTGCCCATGTGCCAGATGTTGTGACAGTTCCAGCAACTATATCCTTGTATAACATATCCAACTGATCACCTATTGAAGCATAAGTAGTCGAACCATTAGTTGTTCTGTCAGTTTGATATTTAATAGCGGCAGCTTCAGCATCTAATGTTGTTCTTGCAGCCGAGACAAGACTATCATCAAGCGAGATTTTGTTACCACTCGAATCGAAAGCTCCTGCACTATCATCAATCGTTACAGCATTTGGATAAGCTTTGCGTATAGCTTCGTGATCTAAGGACATAATCAGTTTTTAATTAAATTATACATGGAAGTAATCATGCTGACACCTCCATAAGAATTAATGTACTAGCTGTATTACCTGAGGCTGAATCTCTTGTTCCAGGCCTATTAATACTTACAGTTCCCCCATCAGTAGTAAAAACTTGAAGTTTGTAAGTTGTCGCAGATGTAGTGTTAGGGCTGTCTAAAACAGAATAAGAAAATGGTAATTGTATATGTGCACCAGCACCACTCGTTGCTCTTGGAGTAGTCATGGCAGTACATTCGCTACCAGTTTCATTATCACCAACAAGAACATTGGTTGAACCTCTTACAATATTAATTGCTGCTGGTTTGTCAGCGACTTGATTATTAAAATTGCCCATATTTACATTTACTAAAATTTTACTACTACTACTTGTTGGAGTGATAGAAGCTGTAAGACCTGTTACGTCTGTAGCACTTGATGAAGTAGTAGTAAAAGCACTCGTTTTAGTTGTTTGTACAACTTGAATAATTCCACCGCCACCGCCTGTTGGTACGCCAGCTACAGGGATAATACTGTTGACTTTTAGTTGACTCATAATTTAAACAATAGTAAGGGTTTCATCAGCACCCACTTCAACGGTTACGCCACTCGCAATAGTTATAGGACCTGCTGCCATTGCGTTGCGACCATTAGTAATAGTATAGTTGCTGCTGACCGTTTGAGCATTTTCATAAAATACACCACCTTGAGTAACAGCGTTAGCAGTAATCTCGTAACTAACCGCAGGGATTCTAAACTTGGTATGAGATGTATTACCTAAAGTTATTTCGTTAGATACTGAATTTGAGCTAGGGTCAGCGTCATAACCTAAACATATATTGTTAGAACCTGTTGCACTTATACCACATTCTCTTCCCATGTATATATTGTTACTTCCTGTAGTAGTAAGTTTACCCGCTTCAGTACCTAGAAATATATTGTTAACACCTGTAGTTAGATTTTTACCACATTCACTACCGCCTATTGCAATATTAGCAGCACCACTTGTTAATTCGAGTAAAGCACTTGATCCAATACCTATATTATTATTACCATTAGTTAACTTTTCATATACATAATTTCCAAGTGCAACGTTATTGCCACCTGTGGTAATTGCCTGACCACATAATCTACCTATAAGGGTATTGTTACTACCTGTTGTTATAGCTTTTCCAGCTTGATATCCTACACATGTGTTCTGATCACCAGTTGTTATAGCTGTACCAGCATCATAACCAAATAAAGTATTTTTTTCTGCATTAGTACCGCTAAAACTATCGCCAGCATTAGTACCAGCAACAGTATTATATTGAGAGTCACTATCTACACCACCACCAGCTTCAGCCCAAGATGTATTACCGCTACCATCTGTCTTTAAGAAGTAACCGTTTGTCCCTCCGTTTGGC